AGGCGTAATGGCGTTTATTCACGACGAGCAGGCGGGCGAGTGGCAATTTACTTGCCCCGCCTGTCGTCAAACTATTTACGCACCAACCAAGTATGATTTACAGTACCAATATGGACGGCACGAACTAATCAAACCTATTGAGGCGCGACTATGCCCCTCACTTTATTAAGGAGAATAAAGCAATGCCTAAGTCAATGACCGAGCAATTAGGGGAACGAGCCACTGACGCGTTACACGAGGCAATTCGTATCGCGTGGCAGGCAGGCTATGACCAAGCACTAATGGACTTACAAGCACACGAACAGCGCGTATTAACACTAGTTAGAGAGGACAAGGGCGAATGATATTTGAGGACAAGTGTGGTTGTACTCTTGAGTATGAAAATGATAAAGAGTTTATTCCGCTAGTGGTTTCACTATGCGATGCACATACACTAACGAAGGTGAGCCAATGATAATCGTTTACGCCTTAGTCGCTACACTTGCGGGGGTTACACTTGAGAACCTGCTAAGCAAGTGGCAACAATGACCCTACGATTTGATAACCCACCACCCTGTACTGACCTAGACCCTGAGATATTCTTTCCCGACCCAATGCGCTCAGGGCGTATGAAGGGGAACAGACACCTCAATATGGTGGACGAAACTGTTGTGGCACTAGACGCCTGCGCTAGATGTCCCTTCCAATCTGCCTGTTTACAAGAGGCAATCAACAACCGAGAAATTGCTGGTATATTTGGAGGCACAATGCCTCACGAGAGAAATACCACCGCACCATTACCGAAAGGTTTTCCTACCGCCTTTCCTTTTTACACTAAGTTACGGCGAGCCGTATTAGCAAAACGAAAGGATTTAGTATGCCCCCCATTACCAAAACCGACAAAAGAATACGTGTCTTACAGCGAGTATTTGCCATTTGTGCGTGTATTCTCGCAGGAATGATATTCCTAGCCCCTACGCCCCTCCTAGACCCCGTTAAGGGGCACTCTGGGGCGCATAAGTGGACTAAGACAGAGGTGAGATACTGGACAAAACTACTCTGGCACACCAATACAGAGCAGTGGAGATGTCTGGACAAACTGAACACGCACGAGAGCCAATGGAGTTGGACTATGCGCAACCCTAGAGGCGGGGCATACGGCATAGCACAAGCCTTGCCACCTACCAAGTACAATGTGATAAGCACAGACTGGAAGTCTAACCCAATGACCCAAGTGGTATGGCAAAAGAAATATATAGAGACACGCTACTCAGGCAAGCCTTGCTATGCTTGGAAACACGAACGCAGAAGGGGCTGGTACTAATGGACGCCGACACAATCAGGGCAATTCGCAGGGAGTACGTGGCAGCAAAAGGAAAGAGTGCCACGAATGTAATGGAACTTGCAATAAAGTATGGAGTGAAGCAAGAAACCATACGTAAGATAGCCTTACGTAAAACCTACAAGGAGGTAGAGTAATGAGTATGGAGAAGCATTATTACCCAGACCAATATGAAAAGACTATTGACTGGACTTGTCGGGACTGCGACGGGGAGCACGAGGACAGCGAGGTGCTGGTATCTAATGGTGTGGCACTAGTTACCTGTGCTTGTGGCTATGAGAATGAGATAGATATAGATGATGAGTGAGCCTGTTGTATTCGTTGCGATACTAGCCAAGCAGAAAGAGATAATGCTACCTGCCTGGCTTACGTCTTTAGAACAATGGGATTACCCACGCGACAAGATGATTATTTTTATTAGGGCCAATAACTCAACAGATAAAACAAACGAAACACTTAAGTATTGGGTAGAAAAAAACCGCAAGTGGTATCGCCTCGTCGTTGAGGACTACACCGACATAGATGTACCTGTTCAGGACTTCGGGGTACACGAGTGGAACCCGACTAGGTTTAAGGCACTTGGTGCTATCAGAGAACGCAGTATTGAGTTAGCGTGGCAAGCAAACGCTGACTTCTACTGGGTGGTAGATGTAGATAACTTTGTTAAACCGCATACCTTGCGCCGTATGGTGAGCCACAACCTGCCTGTGGTGGCACCAATGCTAGGTATGGCAGACCCAGAGCAACCCGCCTACTCTAACTACCACCTATTGGCTAACGCTAATGGATATTTCTTAGATGATATGCGCTATTACCAAGTGCTAGGGCAAGAGATTAAAGGCTTGATAGTCTGCGACGTGGTGCACTGTACCTACCTGCTACGAGCAGATACCTTTGAACATATACGATACCTTGATGGGACTGATGACTACGAGTACGTCATATTCTCACGCAACCTGCGTGCCCTTGGCATACCGCAGTACCTAGACAATCAAGAAATCTATGGCTATCTATCAACGAGAGAAAATTTGTTTGCGATTTTGGAGAAAATGAAATGACCCAAGAAAAGGTGATGTTATGAGTGGCCCATATACCAAGGCTTTTTGTGAGGGTTGCGACCAACCTGTAGATAGATTATGCGAAGAACACGAAGAACTTTGTAAAGATTGTTGTTCAAATTCATCTCACGAAATTGAGGAGTTGTGAAAGCCAAGCCTAGCGAGATTAAAAAGATGGCTCAGTTATTAGAGAGCGAGGCTGATAGCAGTGAGGATATGGCTAAGCAAGTCTGGCTGTTGGCTGAGGAACTAATTGCTAAACGCGAAACCTTTATGGCTATTGTTGTACACCCAAGCGTTGAGGTGGCTGTTGCTATCGGTCCATACCCAACACGCAACGCTTTAATTAAAGACTATAAGAAACACGTGTCTGCGATTGACGATAAGTCTTATGGTATGATAGCCTACGTTCAAGACCCAACTGTGGCGCAGTCCTAATCCTGCGTCCTAGTCTGCTCCCAGACCTTCCGCTGGTTGTAGCGACATAAGTAAAGCCCCCGTTCTCCAGCGGGGGTTTTCTTATTTTATCGGCGTGTCGTCCGTTTGCAAATGGTCAATCAAAAAATAGGGGACTTGACAGGTATGGTATAATAGTTTTAACAACTTGGAAGGAGTTGATATGAAATCTACTGATTTAAGATGGTGCGAAAAATGCCAAATGGAAACTTGCTGGCTTTGGTCTTCGGTTTCTGTAACACCACCCATTGCAGAATGGCGTTGTGATAAATGTCAAAGAAATAAATAAAACATTTAAGGCCCGCTATTACGGCGGGCTTTATTTGTTTTGCGTCTTCCCCTTACGCAAACCTATCGCTTTGGGTTGTCGGTACTGTAAAACCCAGAGGCATTAAACTTAACGGGGGGTATACCCCACACTTTAGTCATCAGGACAGAGCAACAGGTAGGTGTATCTGCCTCGGCGTGGATAGAGCGTTCAACCTCACGCTGTCCACCACAAACACTACACTTGTACTCATACGTCGGCATTTAACTTACACTCCTCAACACAATTCCACTCAAGCACGTGGTATGACTTATCCTCAACGCGCACTATCTCGGTATAACAATCAGCGTGGTGTATAGGCTCAGTCATTCTCGCCCTTCTCCCAGGGATTAGCACCACCAAGTGAGTTAGTTAAACGCTTTACTGCACTATCTACCTTGCGGTGTGCTGTTGTATCTGATACGCCCAGTGCCTCGGCTAATTCTTTATATGAAAGTTGGTCAAAGAACTTACGACGCAACACATCTCGGTCCATCTCTGATAGTCCTAGCATAGCGCGGCGTATATCAAACAACTGTATGACGTAGTTGCCACCCTCTGCTGGTGCACCACCACCTGATACGCGTGGCTTACTGGCGTCCCTTGTCTCAACTACATCAGACCAAACAAATGGTAGTAGTTCAGTTAAAGTAATAGCAGAATAGAACTGCTCATCTCGTAACTCATAGCCCAACTTCTGTGCCTTGATACGACGGCAATACTTATCAGCGTGGCGAGTAAGTGTCTTGCCTAACTTACGCACGCCCATCTTGTACTCTTCAGTCTCAAGTTCATGGTCAAGCCACTCGGCTATCTTGTCTTGCCTCTTGAGTATCCACACTGTTAACTCTTGTGCCAAGTCAGCCACATCAAAGTAGGTGTGGTACTTGCGGTGTACCTTACGCGCTACTGTAACTGCTATCTCGTGCGAGTCATCAAACCATCTACTCATAGTTGCCTCATCAAGTAGGAAACCATACGAGTAAGTAACCCTTTGCCTTCAAAGTATCCAAGCCTCGTATTGCAATTCATACACAATAGCCCACGCACCTGCATAGTCTCGTGGTTATGGTCTACTGCCATCTTATGCAACTTGTCATCCTTAGTTAACTTCTCTGGTTGTGAACAGATAGCACACAAACCACCTTGCTTTTCTAGCAATTCGTCATACTCTTCAAGTGTAATCTTGTACCGCGACTTGTAATTACTGCGACGCTTAGCCTCATATTTACTCACGATGCGCTCTTGTCTCCTGTCAGGATACGAACAGCCCACTCAAGGCCATGGTTAAAACCTTCCATCCATTGGAAATCTTTATCCTCTGGCGAGAGATTAGTCTTGGCAGACTTAATCTTTTCTATGTACTTGGTTAGTTCTTCGGCCACTTGTTCCTCTGTACCATCAGTCCGATGACACCGTAGTTTGCTAAGTCCTTAAACGAATCTTCAATGCTCTCGTGCTGTGGCTTGATACCTTGTTTCTTGGTCAAGTTCTTTAGCCGTTCAAACTTATCGCCTATGCGTACAAGTAATCCATTGAGCGGTCCACCGTGTGCATTGTTGACATTGCCACTGCCGTAATCTAATTGCTTGGTGATAAGTAAGTTACCCAACTCATCCATTATTTCCCAGACGGCTTGGGCGAATTCCTTGTCAGTGGTAACTGTACTAACACTTGGTTGCTCTTGTTGTCCACACTTACAATCAGCATCCCCGCCTGTTGTAAAAGCCGCAACGCTATCTCCATGTCTTCTGTCACTCATTGTTCTCCTCCTCTGAAGTTGCACCTGTGTAGTAGTAGGACTTGTCATCATAATTTATTAGGTACTTATGAATGATAATACCACGACTGTTCTTTTCTTGTAGTTCAATTTCATCTAACGCCCACAACATTGCTGGTACTGGTGCCCCATCCTTAGGGCCGTACATAAACGTTGGATAGTTAGGCACGCTGTATATCCATTAAGTCATTAACTGTGAGTAAGAAACCTTTACTTGGATTAGGTTCCTTTTCATTGCTAATGGGTCTGCCGTACTTGTCAATCGCTTTCTTCAAATCATCAGTGCGTACAATGATAACTAAATCCTCAAGGATGAACGCCCACCTATCAGCCTTAGTCTTCATCAGCCCTGACTCAACCCAATTGTAAGTAGAACGTGAGTAAAAGGCAGTCTCAATATAGATGTTGCCTGTCTGCACCCAACGCCTATCTCTTTTAACTTCTACTGTTAGTCCGCCAGTTAGAATATCTCGGACTAACTTCTCACCCTCTTGTCCGAAGGTAAAGTCTAAATCAAAATCTGATAGGTCAGCCATTGGTTACTACGTTAATAGTTATCTTCCCACCTGTTGATGAGTCGTACTTGATTGCTGTCTGCAGTGCTTTAGTTATTATCTTCTTCGCTTTAACTACATCATCTATCATCTTGCCATCAGCAAGAGCAGACATAGCACCGAGCGCAAAGCGCTCGCCACTGCCAGCAACATAAAGATTATCTACTGTTCTTTCCCATGAGTAATCAGAATCAAGACGATAGACCTGCCCCTTGACTACGATAATCCACACGTTGTCATTCTCAACTGAAGCCTCAGCCTTGCTTACCTCATACCCAGCCTCAGCAAACGTCCTGCGTATGGATGGTATCAACTGCCTAGTTACATACTTGTCTATGTCTTTGGTGTTGATAGGTGGTGGCGTGAAGTCGTGCTGTAGTAGGTTGATACCACGCACCGCACCAGCGGCAGCAAATACTATGTTGTTATTCTTAAATATCTTTCCATCTGGAATCATAATGGTGAAGCCATCCTCGTCAGAGGACTGCGAATCAGCACCGATAACTACCCAGTCTGGCCCTTGTATGCAGGCTATCGTAGTCATGGCTTAAGCCGCGATACGTTCATTGAACCAGTTGTTACCATCCAGTAAGTATACATCATTAACATCTTTGTTGTCTGGTAAGTGGATGATTTCTGCCCGCTCTAAATCTTCCTTTATTCTTTTGGCCAGTTCTTGACCTGGGTTTCGCCCATCTTCTTTAACATCATTATCGGCGAAAATGAATATGCGGTTGTAAGACTCAAAAAGTTTAGGGAACCAGGGCTTCCATTGAGATACACCAGCAACTCCCACCGCAGGTATGCCGACGACACCCGATAATATAATTGTGTCAATCTCACCTTCGCAAATGGCAATCGTGTCGCTACTCTTATGCAAGTCAAGCACATTAAATAGCCCAATCTTTTGGCCAGTAGGCCACAGATACTTAGGCGTTGTCTGGTCAATGGCTCGGAATTTGATACCAACCACGCCAGCAGGAGTGAGGTAAGGAATACTAAGCCTACCAAGTGCATGCTCATGGCCAGCACTGGGGTCAACGACGCTTCCAAGACGGAATGAATTTGCCGCCTCCTTTGTTATTCCTCGTCCCTGAAGGTAAGAGACTGCCTGTGGTGTTAGATTGTTGTAGTATTTTTCTGCGGACTCCGTTAGCGAGGCTCTCTGCTCTACCTTTAGCATCTTTGAATTCCAACCCTTCTTTTGCTTGCACTAATGTGTATACATCTCCGAGCACTTGACATACTAAGCAGTTGTATGACTGCTCATCTAGGTTGTAAGCGGCACTGGCTTGCGCGTCATCGTGTATGACACACTTGCAAGGTACCCAACCATGTCTATCCAAAACTTTAACGCCATACTGTTCTAGCACTGCACCAATGTCTGGCTTATATATCACCTTGTATCCGCAACCACTGCTCTAAGTCTTGGATAACCCACGACTGCTCTAGCCCTGCCATGCGACGTTTAACTATCACATAGGCTGGAGGCACGACTTCCAGCCCACGCGCTTTAGCATAGTTAAAGGCTTCAGTTGTGGCCTCACGCCAGAACTGAGGTAAGTCCATCTTTATCGTAGCCTTCAACTCAAAAACATACGGCTGACCTGCAACTATAGCAACGATGTCACCCTCATCATCCTTGCCAGCCAGCCGTAATCTCTCAGCGTTAACACCCTTGGACCGAAGCCACTTCAAGATGCTAGTCTCAAACATAGAACCTTTGCGTTTATTCTTCGCGCTCATCGTTTAATTCTCTCATTGTGCTTGCTACATACTCAGCCGCTTTGTCTGAGTAAAGGCTCATTCTGCTGGCGTCAGCCCACAAGGTTGTGAATTGGTAGCCAGATGGATTATGTTTTGCAAAACGATTCTTAACAGCAGCCACTCTAAACTCACCAGTGTATGGCAGTAACGCAACTGTAAGAATTAACTCTGGCAGTTGTGCAATCTTACCTTGGATAGCCTTACGAGCAGGAGGCGTATCAGCCCTGCCCTCATTCTCTGAGGTATGGTGTAGTAATACAACACAGGCTTCTGTCTCACGTGCTATATGGTGCATAGCCTTGGCTATCTCACGAAGGCCAGACCATTCATCATTGTGTAGCGATACCACGTTCATCGCATTGTCCACAATAATCATATGGGGATACTCACCATATGCCTCAGCATAAGCACGTATGGCTAGTTCAATCTCATCAAGAGTTGGCGACGGTGCAAAATCAAATTGCAAATGTTTTATACTGGATAATTCTTCAGTGTAAAATTCTTTACCTTGACCAGTAATAAATGCTTCTT